GTGTTGGATCAGCAAGAGTAAGGATCTTGTCCGAACTCATCATAAATGTATCTTGTTTTGTAACTCCCATTAGAAATGGTTCTAATGTTCTAGAAAGTCCTTCAATTTGAGGTTCTTTTATAAGAAAAGGTTTAACTAGTTTACAATCTGGTTCTCCAATATCAGAACCAACTTCTTCAATCTGACTTATCAGAATCAGGTTGTTCAACAGTGCTAGAATTTTGATCGTTTTGTTTTCCATTTTTCAGTACTTGATTTCTATACATTTCTGCCAATTTATCTACAGGTTCCACGATAGTAACAACCCAGTCCGATGGAATGGGAATCGTTGTGTCCTTTGAAATAGGAATCCAAGGAAACAGAGCAACTTGGAAAGATCTATCTTCATCAGAAACAATATCTGAAGGATTTTTCATCCTAATTGAACAGGGTTTCTCTAGAAAATATCCAACAACTTTTGGATTTTCCTCATCACCAACCACCATCTCTTTAACATCGGAGATAATATCTTCTCCAGATTTAAGAAGAACTAATTTTACAGTCATAGTTTTTTTCTCTTCATCAAGGTCATTCTAGCAATAAAAAAGGGAGGCGTCAAGTTTGCTCTCTCTTTTTTGCTTCTCTTATCTTAGCTGCCTCACTCATTTTTCTTTTTGTTTCTTCGCTCATTTGCTTTTTTGCTTTACTCATTTTTCTTTTTGTTTCTTCACTTTTTGGTTTTCCGCATAAAGATTTACTCAATTTTTTCTTAGTTTCATCAGAAAGTTTTCTACCCTTGTATAAGTTAGAAAGGTAAAGTTTAGCATCTTCTGGAAATATTCTACCTTTACTTTTCTCACCTATCTTTTTTTTAGTTTCTTCACTATGTTTTCTATTACGCATTTTTTGTTTAGTTTCTTCCGTATGAGAAACAAATACAGGAGGAGCATCACCCCCATCAGTCTTATTTTCTAATATTCCAGTTTTTTTATTTTTTCTCCCCAATATACTTATTATATAAACTTCATGTCTATATGCTTCATTTTCACTTAAATTTTTCTTTAATAAAATAATTTTATCGTTGGTGGGCACCCTAACTGAATGATTTTTATCCCAGGCTCTATTACCGCTCCCCTTACCAATATAATAAGGAATATTATTTTCATCAAAATAAGCATAGGTATAATAATTCATTTAAACATTCCTACCTTTTATTGATATTTATAAACAAAAAAGGGAGGATTACTGGATTTTGCCAGTTACCTCCCTATGGCATAGCGCCGACGATATTCAATTATATTTATAGGTAATCTTTGCGCTTGTGATGTTCTGGAACAATCTTACCAAGAGTAACTGTCAATAACCCATCCTCAAATTCAACTGATCTAACTTCCGTTTCATCTGAGAGCGTCCAAGCTCTGGTGAAAGATCGTTGAGCCAATCCTTTGTGGACATACTTGGTATCGGTTTCTTTATCTTCTTTTTGTCCTTCGATAAAGAGTTTTCCATCTTGGGTGTAGACATAGACTTCTCCTTTCTTAAATCCAGCAAGAGCAATTTCCAATTTCGATTCAACATTGCTCACTTGAACAAGATTATATGGGGGATAATTGGAAGTTGTTTCGTGAAGTTTAAATACACGGTCAAAGTATTCATCCATTCCAATAGTATTGCGGTTAATTCTTTCCAGCAAAGCAGGAAGATCCGCAGCCTGATATTTCATAAGGTTAGTCATTATGGTAGCTCCTTTTTAAGCGAGTTTGTGTTTTGTGGACCCTTTCGGCATCCAATACTAATTATACAAGAAACGAAAAAAAGAGGTACGGAAAAAACCGAACCTCTTTTTAGGGTGTTCCGACTTTTGTAGAGACCGCACGAAAGGTCTCATACTTATTTATTCGGTTTCTACTGCCTTTCCTTTCTTACCAATATTATACTTTTGCTCAAGAATCCAATCATTCTTATCTTTATAAGCAAGAACTTTGATTTGATTCAAAGGTGCAATATCTGTTGCAGAATCTTCATTAACTAAAGTAATCAAACCCCAATCAGATAGAAGTCTAGCAATTCTGTTCCTACGCTGAACATCATTGATTGTCAAGTTTGCGTGTTTACCATCGAGAGCAAACAGTTCTTTAAAATGAACAAGATAGTATCTACCTTGTTTGTGTAGAATGTGGCAACTTTGATAGAGTTTTTTCTCTTTTCTTGATGCCACTCCAATACGAGTTAAAGTCTCACGAACCTTTAGAAAATCATCAGGTTCATTTAGAATAACTTCAACCATCATACTAGGAGACCACTCCACTTGAGGTTCAATTGTATTTGTCATTTTTTTCCACCCTTTTCAAGTTTTTTCTCGATAAATTCAAGTTGTTCTTTATTTATAATCTTTAGTGCTTGACTAGCCTTATCATTACTATATCCATAGTATTCTTTAATAAGATGAAGATTTTTTTCCTTTTCCTTTTTCATCCAAGGAGAAAATCTCTTCTTTTTCCTAAGAGCATTTAGATAAAAGGCGTATTGCATATCCTTAGACAAATGATGATTCATATTCATCTCATTTGCATAAAGAACACAATCAATATGTCCAGATAAGCATCTATTGATAATAAAGGGTGGGTAATCTTTTACTTCTTCGGATAAATCTTCTTTAGTAAAATTAATAGAATTCAACCAATCTTTAAGTTCCATAATCAAAATACTGCCGTCACACTTACAATTGTAGCATTCGGATTGCGAGCAAGAGCAACTTCCTTGGCATCCTTATAATCTTTAGCAATCACTTCCTCTTTGAAGACTGTGCCTGCTTTATACAATGTTACTAGACATTTCATAATTAAAAAGTAAGAGTTCTTTACGTTGTTTTTGTTCTCTCATATATTCACCAACGGAACGCATTGTATAAGTCAAATCAAACTCAGCAGCTTTCCAGTTCTTAAATCTATCTTTTACAAGTTGATCAGAATTATAACTAATCAATTGATCCATATTATTAGAGTCGCAATCAGAAGCAAACTTATCGTGATCAAATCCTTTATGCATTGATCCCTTACGCCCATAGAGATTGTCCTTAATGTCATAAGGAGGATCGAGATACATAAAAACTCCCTTATCCCCATCCATCAGATAATCATACGAATAATTAGTTATACGCCAATTAGCAATTAACTGAGAATACTCTGGCAGTTTTTGAATTCCTCGCATTGAGAAGTTGGAGTTACTTGCTTGCTCTGAAAAAGATGAACTTTCTGTGAGACCACTAAAAGAACATTTGTTAACAATATAGAAAGCAACAGCACGATTAAAGTTCGTTTCAGACTCATCATTGATATGTCCCTTTGACTTTGTAAATAATTCTCTTGCCAATTCTGGGGTATTGTAAGCAAGTTTACAATCAACCAATTCGTTTTTAAGATCCTCCCCAAACATCTGGAGTTGCTGCCAGAAGTTTACAAGAGGTTCATATAAATCATTAACCCATATATCTAGGTTGGGATACTTTTTGGTAATATGAATTGCTACACTTCCTCCGCCAAGAAATGGTTCACGAAATCCATTGTAGTTGCGAAGATCAGGAAAATAGGTATCCATCTTGACACAAGCACGAGACTTGCCTCCAGGATACCTCAGGGGAGTTTTTAATTGTTTTTGACTAATCATTCAAACTCTCCTGTCTTATTTTTACTAGAAGTATATGAAGAAGGTGGTACATAAGGAGGAACGCAAGTTACAGTAATAGAAGAAGACTTACTTGCTTCTGCCATCTCACGATATCCAAGTCCGACATAGATTTGCCCACCAACTACAGCAACTGCCATCGAACCCCAAAAAATGTAATACCATTGAGATTTGATTTGATGCTTTTTCATAGAATTAATTTTTTAGATGGTGGAGTGGTAATAGTAGAAAACATTTGATTATACTGATCTACAATTTGTTCTTGAACATCAGCGATATAAACAATATATTTTTTAGTAATCTCCAATTCTTCACCCTTTCCTTTAAGGAGAGGAGACCAAGGAGCAAATCCTAATTGTCCCTGTCCAGTAGGAATAGCAACGATAGGATTAGAAATAACAATTACTTCTTCACCAACATCAGTTTTATCATCAATCAGGTCGGCAATAACATCTTCACCAGACCACATACGAATTAGTTTTACGTTCATAATTTTTATTTAAAGTTACATTCTACCATAATTTCAGTCAATGCAGCAAGGAGGTTAATCTCCTGGTCAGCTACGAATGCAATTTGATACTGATACTTAGCAATAATAAGCACAGCAGAAGGAACGCTAGCGTTTTCAAGGGATACAGAAAGAGCATCGTAAATACGACGGAGAAGTACACTAGAGTCATTGTCAAGATTATTGACGACCCACTTACGAACTTCGGTAAAGTTTTTTTCTTTGAGACTTTTAATGAGATCATTGATATTTACATCAGAGAATGAAGCAAGAATTGCGGAATCGATTTTACCGCTAGTTGAGTACCTTTGGCACTCATTAAGAACACGCCTCCAATCAGGGAAGTGTTTGTTTATTAGTTCTGCAATAACTTTTGGATCATATTCAATACCCTCTTCCTCAAGAACATTCCTGAGACGGTTGAAGAAGGCAGCAGCAAGTTCTGCTTTTGCCTTTCCATTGATTGAGAAATCAATAACAGCACACCTTGAGTGGAGTGGTTCAATGATTTTGTTCTTGTAATTACAGGTAAAGATGAATCGACAGTTGTTATAAAACGTCTCAATATTTGCCCGTAGGAGGAGTTGTACATCGTTTCCTGTGTTATCTGCTTCGTCAATGATGATAACTTTGTGTTTTGCAGACGAAGAAAGTGAGACGGTCGAAGCAAAGTTTTTTGCTTGGTTCCGTACCGTGTCCAGAAATCGTCCTTCATCAGATCCATTGATGACATAATAATCAACTCCCAACTCATTACAAAGTGCTTTTGCTACAGTAGTTTTTCCAACACCAGGAGGACCTGAAAGTAGCAAGTTTGGCACTTCTCCTTTATCTAGAAATTCTTTAAATGTCTTTTTTGTTGCCTCTGGTAGAATACATTCTTCAATTGTCTTTGGGCGATATTTTTCAACCCACAGGAATTCATCCCGCATAATAAATTATTCCCCGATAGTGTGAATCACTGGTTTTTCGTAAGCCAGTATACGATACAACTCTGCATTTTGTCCAGAAGAAACGGGAATAAACTCCGTCTCTGAACTAAAATCATCATCACGAATTGCTTGATTGATGACGATAGAACCATCTTCTCCCGAGATGCTACGATGATAAGTTCCAACAGGAATTACAAGAGCACCAGAACTGCGATTAAGATGTACAATATGATAAGGATATTTCCATTCTGGATTCACTAATTCAAATGTACGAAGACCAGATAAAACACGATTATGGTCTATCTGATGGTAATGAATGTAAAATTGTTTTGCTCCAACAATATCATCAGGAGGAGAAATAGCAGGTCCAGTATGAACAACTAAATCAGAAGCATTAGAATCTTCTACAGAGATGTCATAAAAAATAACAGAATTAGTCTCCCGAAATACTCTATGCTTTTTAAAATTAACTTCACTCATAATCAAATCCAGTCAGGTTTACGGTGGGGAAGACGAATATAATTATCACATACCCAAGGTTTAGAAGCAATATACATTTTATATGCGTCAAATGTAGAAATGCTTGTGTCCAATTTGTACTCATCTGGCATTGCCCTCACAAAGGGGGTTGGGTCGTTGCTAGAGGACCTTCCAGAATCGCCTGTAGGGAAGATTTCCCGTGCTGCTAGGAGCGTGTGGAAGCAGGTATGAACCTTGCCGTAGCGTGCCGCATACTCCTCACAGAGGGCGAATCCGTGAGCGATGAGCCACTGCCAGTTCATCACAAACTCTGATGCCCACTTGGTACAGGGATGATTGCGAAAAGCACCCCTCTCAGTCGCATAGGGAGTACCATCTGCTTTGGGAAGAGTGCCGAAACCGTGCCCCCACTTGTCAGAAGCAACAATAGAAAGCATCTGACAAGTTTCAAGGGGCATTTTAACAATATGTTTATCAGGAAGAACCCTGGCAGATTCCCAAGGGTCAGAAGAAGTCACAAAGATGTTCATTTTAAAAATTTGAGAAGGTATCTCACCCCCCATTCTAGTGTATGGGAGGGAATATCGTCAATGTTTTCTTCAAGAATATTTTTTGCCTTTACAATTCTTTCCTCACCACAAGCACGAGCAGTGGCACCAGAAGCACGGATAAACTCTTGATAATCCTCGGGATTATTAAATTTAACTCCACTAATGTAAAGTTCTCTCACTTGACGAAAAAGTTCTTCAGTCTCTGGTTCAAAAGTGATAGTCTCATCCTTAAATGGAATAGACATTGTTTTCATACAAGACATACTAAACTTCATTGCCTTTCTAGTTTCTTCAAGAGAAAGAGCGTGTGATTCGGAGTCACGGAATGCATATTGAATACATCCATTAGAACACTCCATCACTCGAAGAATTGCTAGTTTATCCTTTTCGGAATCTGAAAGATTGTTGAAAAGAGTTTCCCAGTCTTTCATTCAAGTGGTCTCACAAATTCACTACAAATAATTTCCTCCGAACCAAATTGAGTTTTCATATATTCAACTCCGAGTTGAGGATCTGAATGATCTCCACAAGTAAAAATATCACACACTGCCATTCCCATCTCGGGCCAAGTATGAATACTAATGTGACTTTCAGCAAGCATAGCAACGCAAGTTACACCTTGAGGGTCAAATTTGTGAGAGTTTAATGCAAGTAGAGTTGAATTGCATTTTGTGGATGTATGATAGACAACATCTCTAACATAGTTCTCATCATCTAGAAGATCAGGAGAACATTTTTTAAGTGTAAAGAGAATATGCTTCATTATCCAAATGTGCTATCGGGTTCTAGGGCGATGTAGTAAACTAGATCGTAAGATGTATTTTTGAAACGAGAAAGAAGTTTAGAAGAGATAACAACCTCATAGTTTCCAGGAAGAATCTTGATGTTTTCCACCTTAAAGTTGAAAGAAAACTCTTCATCAGTCTCTCCAACAATCACAGAGAAATCATTGGAAGTATCGTTCTTCTTATCACGAACAACCAGTTTTACTACACCTGCCTCACCAACCACAGACAAATCGGGAAGTTGATATACAGATGCTGCTTTCAGTAGTTTATCAAGTTCTTTGGTATCGAGAATGAAACAAACATCTTCACTAGGAAGACTGATTGATTTATCGGGTGGAGTAATAATTACATTGGGATCTGCAAAGAAATACTTGGAACGAGACTTACCTTCTTTGATTACAACATAACCATCATTCTGAAAATCAAGTTCAGCACTTTGATGAAGATTCAATCCATTCAGAAATTGATTCAAATCATAAATTCCAAAGTCCTTAGGAAGTTCTTCATCAATGGTTGCTTCTGCGAGAATATTCTTCATCACAGAAATGGTACGGAGATTATTTCCCTCCTTAAAAAGGATAGACTGATTGATAGAAGAGAAATTCTTCAACAGAGTCAGAGTTTTATCAGACAGTTTCATAGTTTTTTCTTTAAGTTTCATAATCAACGGAATTCGGTAAGACCGTTATCTTTGCGGGTATAATGCCCATCAAAGTGAAGTAGAAGCATAGCATAGTGAATAACTTTCATCAAATCACGCTTGTTACGCCCATCCTTATCACCATAACGAGAACCATACTTTAGGATGTTTGCCTGACAGAAACCTGCTGCTAGTTTCTTTGCTGCCATAAGGTCAATGGTCTGGATGTCGGCATAACCATCAGTATCACCACAGTAATGACCGTGATAAGTAGTAGTTACATAGTCTTCAACATCCTTAAGGATTTTATCTTCGTTATATTTCCAAAGATGATTTTTTTTATCAGTCATACTTACAGGTTTATTTTCAATTTGAATCATATCATTAGAATTGATTGAGAACACGTATTCGGTTCCGTAAGGGTGCTCATCCATAATAAAAGAGGAGATAGTTTTACCTCCCCATATTCTATCAGTTTGCCACCTGTTCGTCAATATATTCTACAGTCAGTTCAGGTTGCGAAGGCATTTGGAAGTCAGCATCAACCTTGTCGTACAGTTCCAAGAATGCTTGCTTGGTTTCATCATCAAAGCGGTTTACACACACTTGAATTGCCTTTGCCTTATCTTGAAAGATGCTGTAGGCACGAATGATGTGAACCAGGCGGCGGGTGCTGATGATTTCTTCAATACCACCATCATAGAAGGTCTTGCGGATGATATCACCCCAATCCACCAGGCGCTTGCAGAACTCACGATCCTCCACACCAAGGTCCAGAGCAATACCCTCAAGGATTTTTTGTTCTGTTGCAGGGGCAGGATAGGTTTGCTCAAAGGTCACAGGGAAACGCTCTAGGAACGCCTCATTGAGCACGTTGGTGCCGATGAACCTACCGTCATCAGAACCCTTGCCCTTGGTGTTTGCAGTGGCAATCACGTTGAATCCAGCAGCAGGTTTGACCCAGCGACCAATCTTCTTCAGGAAGACACCTTTGCCTTCAAGGATGGATTGGAGACACAGAATTTTGTTGCTAGCGAGGTCGATTTCGTCAAGAAGCAGGATTGCTCCTCGCTCCAGTGCCTCAATGACGGGACCGTTGTGCCAAGCAGTATTCCCATCAACAAGGCGGAAACCCCCGATAAGGTCGTCTTCATCAGTTTCAATAGTAATGTTTACACGAATCATTTCACGCTTCAGTTGAGAACACGCTTGCTCCACACTGAACGTTTTACCATTACCCGACAGACCCGTAATGAACGTAGGGTAAAAGAGACGGGACTGGATAATTTTCTTAACATCAGCAAAGTTACCAAACTTGACGAAAGTATCATCTTTTTCAGGAATAAGATTTTGTTCCACAGCAGGAAGGGCGGCAGGTGCTTGATAAGAACGTTCAATCTCTTCGACACGATCTTGAGTCACTTCAAGATTCCAACGACCGCGAGTAGTCTTATAGTTAGCAAGTTTTTTAACAACAGTCTGATAATTTTCATCATTCATAACACACCAAGCACGGATATCACTAGAAGCAATGTTATTGCCATAAAGTGCTTGAAGGGAGGAGCGGATGTAGTCAGAAGAGAGAGTCATTTGTGTTTTGTTTCAACCTAGTCATTATAAAGCAAAATGGGGGTTTCAAGAACCCCCAGTGGTCAGTTCGCCAACTGGTTCTTGAGTTTCTCAAGGTAGTCGGAACTGGCAATGTGTCCAGTATAACCTGGATAGTATTTTTCTACAAGTGCTGGTATTCCCATAGCAGTAATGCTGCTATCACATTTAATCCAGACTTCTTTAGTGTCGTATTTTAGTATATGTTCTAGTGGAAATTTAGTTTTCATACAACTAAGGAAATAAACTCACCAAGAACTTTTTTATTTAGTTTTTTGGTTTTAAGAGATTTTACAAATGCGCTTTTAATTTGAGATTTAGTAGCACATTCAGCAACCTCAAACTCAGTATCCTGAGAAAGTGACGAAGATGACATTCCAAAATATGCATGATATCCAGAATTTGTAATAGTAAAACTCTTCAGTTTTTTCCAATCATTTTGGATTTTATCAAACTGTTTATCAAGTTGAGAATGATAAAGTTTAATAAATTGCTGAGCACTACGATTTTCAAGAACCCTAATTCCAATAAAATTGGTAGAAGGAAATTTATCTCGCAGATTTCTAATTAGAATATTTGTGAAGGAATGATACCCATTGTCAAATTTATAAGTTGTGCCGAGTTTACGGTCACGGAGAAATGTAGAATTTGGATAAACATAAGAACTACCAAGATATGGATTTTTTTCCCACTTGGATTTGATTTCCCTATAGTAAGTTAGAGGATTTGCTTCACCATCAGTCAAAACAATACACTGAACCTTTTGAAGTTTATAGTCTTTTTGAAACTTAGGAAGAATCTGATGAAGAGAAATCATTGCCTCATTCAAGGGAGTTCCAGACAAACACAACCGAGCTGGATGTGTATAGGAACAATTATAAGATCTACGAAAACAACAAGCAAGACGCCAGATGTTAATAAGTTGATGCTCTAGTTCTTTGCCAGATACTTTGCTACTAAGCATATTCATCATAGAAAAGGTTTCATCCACAATCAAAAGACTTTCTTTCTTCTCATAATGTGGAGTGCGATCAGCAGCAAAATACTTATCGTTCTCATAGTCATACTCTCCACGACGCCATTCATTAGTGAAAGCATAAACCTCAAAGGGAATAGAAACTTTCTTACAGAACCATACAAGATTGAAGAGTTGCTTACAGGTATCAAGCATCACATCGGACATAGAACCACTCCAATCCAGAACAAACACTAGACCGTGATTCTTACCATCAGGAATTATAGAAACTTTCTTGAACAAATCCTCATTATACTTGTAGGTATGAAGACGAGTGGTATCAAGAACTCCTGTACGCGCAGTTGAAGCACGAGCATACTGGTCTGCTGCTTTACGGCACTCAAACTCTTTCACAAGATAGTTTACTTCCTTTTGAGCAGAAGACTTAAACTTCATAAACTCAAGGTCAGTTTCTTTGTATAGATTTGATGGAGTAACCCCGTGTGAAGATGCCCACTCATTATGAATTTTTTGTTGATGGGAGAAAGAGTTATCAATCTCCTTATGAACATCAGAATTTTTGCCAATAACCGTGTCAAGATTTAGTTTGGGAATTTCCACATAAGTATTCTCATATGGATCATTGCCTACAAGATTACGAATCTTTTCTTCCAAAGAATCAGCAGTACGGACTTCAGGTTCATTCTCATCACCAGCAGAAGAATTGACTGGAGTTTGGTCTCCCTGAGCAGTTCCACCAGAACCATCTTCCTCCTTAGATTCTTTGGGTTGAGAATTATCAACATCTCCATCTTGTTCGGAAGAAGACTCATTAGTTTCAACAACTTCTCCAGAAGAAGACTGAGAATTGCCACTCATTTCGTGAGCATCAAAGTCAGCGACTTTTTGTTCCTTCTCCTTTTCCTTCTTACAATACTTATAAAGTTCTTCAGCAGCAATCAGAACATCAGCAAAAGATTCGGTTGCGACAATCAAATTGACAATCTCTTGCTCCTCAGAATTAAAATCCAGAGTCACAAAGTTACCGACCTTGAAGTAAAGGTTTACGCGGTCAGCAAGATTAAAAGTAGAAATATCCTCATCACCAATCTGAAAGAAATCATCTTGATTCAGTTCTTTATACCCATTGAAAAAAGTCTTAGAGAGACCAGCATATTTACGCTTCATCAGTTTCTCAATGCGAGCATCCTCAACGATGTTCACAAACTGCTGAGGAACTTTTACAGTTTCCGTCCAATCCTCATCAGGAGTAAAGAGTGCGTGACCCACCTCGTGCCCCACCAGAAGGTCATATACGGTGCCACTTGCCTTCTCCCAGAGAGGCAGGGTCAGAACGCGAGTATGAACGTTAAAGCAGGCAGTAGAGACCTTTTTATGCTCCACCACGAGGTCCTCAGTGGCAAGCAGTTTGGCAAGTTGAGATTTGATTTCGTGGAGAACTGGCATTGGTTTTATTTCGTATGAGACTATTATACAAAAAAAGGAGGTCCTGAGACCTCCCAATGGACAGTTTCAAAAGTGGACCTCAGTCGGCACTTACACCAGTTTTTCTCTGTCTTTCAAGTTTCTTACCTTTTGGTTTTGAACCACCACCACCTTCTCCATCATATGCAACGTGACCATATTCAGATTGTCCACGAAGATAATTTCTATCTTTTTGAGTCATATTACTTCTTTGATAAGAATGCCAAGCAGGTTTGGTGGATTTCTTACCCCTGTTTCCAGCATCGGGATTACCAGTTCTGTCAAAATGTTTTTGGGCAGATTTTACTTTCTCAGTCTTTTCACCCCTTTTTGAGAATCCACTTGCTGGAGTTGTTCTTCTCTTATTAGCAAGGTCTCCAAATGCTTTCCTTGCCTTTGGAGTTTGTCCATAAGAACCTTCTGCTTCATCAATATACTGTTCTCCAAGTTCTCCCATTGCTTTTTGCTTACGGAGTTTCTTAGGATTCTTTGTCTTGTCTGCAGAGTAGTTACTATCATCACCCTCAGGGTCTATAGAACTACGATGTCTTGTAGATCTTTCTTCATCATCAATCTTTGCACGACTTCTCTTTGCTTCATCTGGAGAATACGTTCTACCACTGTTATACCATTCTTTACCTACGTGACCTCTCTTCTTGGCATCTGCAGAATCTTCTCTACGCTTGATATTTCTACGATTTGCCTTAAAATCCTTCATGGACATACCTTCAGCAATCATCATAAACTCTTTAAACGTTTTCATATTAGCAGACACTTTTTAGATATTTATAAAAAAGAAGCGTCTCGTTGATTGAGACGCTTCTTGAGTGATTGTCTTCGTGCTTTTGCTTGTCGAAGTGCTTGTGGTTTAAGTTTTCGTTTCTGTTCTTTCTTAGAGTGATGCTGCCAATTTGGAGTGTTCATTGTTCTTTGGTGTATCAGGACACCATACGCGAAAAACCTTTGACTTTTTCAAACTTGAGGACACTTTCAAATCTGTCCTCCATTCCAGTCTTATGGGAAATGATAAACACATTAGTATCTTTAATCACATAACGAATAATCTTAAGGAACTCTTCTGTACCAAAACCGTCTAATGAACTATCAAATACCTCATCGAGAATCAATAGATTTGTATTGGTTGAATTTTTTAACTTGGCAACTTCACGCCAGGTAAAGAGAAGTGCCAAGTCTATTCGTTGTTTTTCACCTTCACTGAAAGAAGAATAAGAGAAGTCTTCGTGAATTGGAGACTGGACAGTTTCATTGAATTCTTCATCAAGAGTAAAGTTAATGTAAAAATCCATCATTTGAAGATACCTATTAACCTGTTGATTGATTAATGGTAAGTACTTTTTGATAATCTTAGACTTTACACCACTATCTTTTAATAAAGAGTATGAAAAATCATGATACTGTATCGAATCTTTTTTCAATAACAATTCATCATAAACTTGAGTTAGACTCTTATTAAATTTTTCTAACTTGTCATGTTCAGTATTTCGGTTTGCAATGTTCTCGGTAATAGTTTGAATTTCAAGTTCAAGGTCTCTGATTTGTCTACGACACCCAGAAATCTTAATGTTGTTTTGAGAAGCGCCATTAGTTAGTTTTGAAATTTCCTTAGATAGAGAAGTAAATTGACGCTCTCGCTCTTCTTCCTCTTTAATTGCCTCCTCTAGTTCTTTATAACCAGATTGCAACTCCTTTGCTTTATTTTGAGCGTCTGTAATTCTATTTAGTCTAAAGGTCTCATCAATCTCCTGTGTACAAGTAGGACAAACCGTATTTTCAGTAAAAAACTTATGCTCTTTGGTAATCGTAGATACTTTTTGCGATATTTTACCTTTAAGATTTCCTAACTTACGAAGTTTATCGGCATATCCAGAAATTAATTCTTGCTCTCGGATGAGTTCCTGAAGAGGTTCTTCTATAGAATTATTTTCTTCGATATAAATGCCAATTTCAGTATCTAAATTGGCAATTTTTTCTTTATTGGCATTTATATTGGCATTACTGAGATTTTCCAACTCCTCAATAAAGTTTTTTTGTAAATCAACTTTATCTTTAAAAGAAGACTTCTTAAGTTCTAGAGTTTTTATATCCTCTCTAAGAGTTCTAAGTTTTTCTTTAATAACAACTGTCATATGAGAAAAAATCTTAATATCCAAAAGATCTTCAATAACCTCCCTTCGGTTTGAAGGAGTCAATTGCATGAAAGGAACAAAATTGCTACTACCAAGAATCACAATCTGAGTAAAAGATTTATAATTCATTTTCAGAACATTTTGCTCAAACCACTTCTGCTGGTCTACGGCAGATGCGTTTTGATCCATCAAAGATGAGTTTTTATATATCTCAAAAATATTTGGTTTAATTCCTCTGCGAATTAAAAAATTATTTTTACCAATAGAAAACTCAATTTCAACTAAACAATCTTTTTCATTTGTTGAGTTAATGAGTTGTGGTTTATTGATACCACGAAAAGACTTTCCAAAAAGAGAAAAAGTCAGAGCATCCAGAACAGTACTTTTACCAGCACCATTGGATCCAATGATTAGTGTTGTATTATTTTTTTGGAAATTAATTTCCGTAAATTGGGTTCCAGTCGAAAGAAAATTTTTCCACCGAATTGTTTTAAATAAAATCATCTTCTTCTATATTATCAGGAGGAATTACAATATCATTTGAAGTAAAAATGGCATATTCATAACCGTTTCCTTCACAGGCTTGAATTAAAATATCAGCATCTATTTCCATAGTTCTCATTTTTGGAAAATCTTTATCTTCCAACATCATAGCAAATCTACTGGCATCATCTTCCTGTTCAAACATATAAAGGATCTGATGACCATCTTCACTTTTTGCAGAATATGCACCCTGTTCTTCATGACCATCTACCGTAATTATAAACATTTTATGCCATTTCGCACGCTTCCTGATAAACTTCACGAATCAGATTTTTTAAGATTGATTTATCTAATTCAATTTCTGATTCTTGAATATATCTATCTAGT